ATATCAATAAAGGAGAAACTATGGCAAACCCAAGAACTTTCTCCGTAACTAACTCATTTGTTAACAGATGTTTAAACATCTTCAACAATACAGGAACAGACGGAGACAAAGAACTCGAAACATACGCTAGAGCCGAGTATAAAAAAGACTGGCGATGGGCATTGACTTTTTACAAAAATCATCAATACTTCCCAAACTCTTTGAGAGATGCGAACAATGCTTAAGACAATACTTAAGTGGTTCGATAACTATCTAGATTCACGTAGAGCAGACGAAGAACATTATCTTTCTCAGTCTGTAGATATGTATGATTTAGAGCGTAGGCAGAGAGAACTTATGAAGAGAGGGTACTACTACTAAGTAGTATCCTAACTCTGTTCTTCAAATTCATAGAAGAAATTAGTATCATCCCCTGCAGTGTACTTAGATTTATTTTCCACACCATATTCAATAGTTGAAACCTTATAGTCTGGGAACCTCATCTTCTTTGGGGATAAAGACTTGTCATAGAATATTACCCGATTGTTAGGCTGAGCGGCGAAATATCCGTTGTCTAATTGTATTATATTGAAAGACTTATGTTGTGTAGGTACCTCAGAATACCCAATATCTGGTATGTTATAATCGGGATGACAACTATCTATAGTATATAAATACTCCCCAAAATAAAAATTCCCGTTTGGAGCCTTGTATTTACATTTCCCCGACCCTACACTCACCTTTTGTATAACTGAGATGTGGTAGCTAAAACAGTCCCAAAGCTCTAGGTCTTCGAGTTCCATCTCTTCCTTCGTCTCTTTCCAGACAAAAGCCGAGATAGGTAGCTTATCATATAGAGCTCCCGTTTCATAGAGATAGGTCTCGAAATATAATGCGCGACCTTGTATAGATTTAGCGGTGATCCAGATTCCTGGTTCGTACTCACCGTGCCCCCTCTGAAAATCATAGAGATACTCTTTCTTAACAAGAACTTCAACGGGCGGAACATTCGCTACTAAGAAAGCCACGTTAGTGGGCTAACTCTCTGATGATGTAAGATAGTTTCTCTGCGCGGTGCGGGGTCTGTTTTGCCCAACGCGAATCGAGCATCTCATCCGCGGCGAGATGATAGGTGCTGGTAGATAAGTGTCCAAGAAATTTCTTAAACTTACTTACCCCTCCAACACCTAACTGAAATACCATTTCTATAAGAACTTCTTTAACAGGTTCTGGATGCTCGTCAAGATTGATATTAAAATTGTCAGCGACCAATTGAGCGCAATCACAGGCATTTTCAAAATCATCTTCAAAGACGGCATCAAGTTGTTCTTGACTGTATTCAACACCTTCTTCATAGTTGTCCTCCTTCGTTACCAAGTGACCGTATCCTATGGTTGCGAATCCTAATGAATCCTTGTAAACATAAGACCTAAATCCTTCGTGTTCTTTTATTCTCTCCTTAAGCTCTTCAAACATTATTTGCCTCCTATACCCCAGTGAACTTCATGTTCATCTTTAGGTTTTTCTTTTTCAAATAGCTTCCATATTCTATTAATAATTTTATATGTGAATATTTCTATGTGATACATTACTTCTTAAACTTCTTAATAGCTAAGTCAGTAACCTTTAAACCAAATGAGCTAGCGATTGCCGCCATTAATGCCCAGATATACCAGTCGGGTAATTGATTTAAAGTATCGAATCCTTCTTTTAATTTTTGTATCCACTCTGGCTTACCAAAGAAGATAGCACCAAATACAATTAACAATGGTAGTGATAAGATAACAGTGAACCATTCATCACGCCATGAGTTCTGCATATTCTTTTGTGTAGCAATCGCGAAATCAATCTCACCTTCAGCCATCTTTCTGATGTGCGTTTGTTCTGCTTCTGCCATTAGCTTCTTGGTTTCAGTACGTGTCTTGATGACATCTACTGCTCCTTTAGCTACCGTTCCTAATAAAGACCAGATCATTTTACTTTCCTATATTTCTTTACTTTCTTTTTTATATTCTTAGGCTGAGCCACAAACTGTTTACCCTGTGCTTTACCTTTTCTTTTAGCAGCGGTAGTCGCTGCATACTCACTAGGTGATAAAGCTTTAATGGCGGCAGATGGTAAGTATCTTTCACCTGTAGCTTTAGGACCTTGAGTAGATGGCTTACCAGATTTAGTACGCCACTTCTGTTTGGTCCAAGCCTTTAAACTTTTTTGTGACTTGGCTAATGCCATTACTTCTTTTTCATTTTCGACTTCATTATTTTTTCTTTCATAAAGTCTGGTAGATTTTTCTGTTTTCCTGTTAACATTTTGGCGCCAGATTTTTTGGCTTCCTTCTTGGCGTCTGCTTTCCCTTTCTTTGTATAGGGGAATTTTTTCTTTCCTATTTTCGGCATCCTTATCCCTTTCCGTGTACGCAATTTGCGCAACCACAATGGCATTGGGAGGAGTTACTGCAGTGGCAATTGTGCCCACAAAATTGGCAAACTTTGTCCATGCTAAGATTTGTAACCTCCGCCTTTTGCTTTGTATTGTTTGGCTAGCATCTGCGCTTTGCGTGCTGACCATTGTCCTGGGGCTCCACCTTTTCCGCCAGCTTTTATTTTTTCAAACAAAGACTTTCGCATACCAGGTTTGGTATAATTACCTGCTTTGTTAACTGTGGATTTTTTAGTTTTAGTTTTCACTAGACTATTCTTTTAGGTTTCTTTTTCTTTATATTAGATTTAATTCTTTTGAGTGTAGGAGATTCTCCCATGAAAGATGCCATGAGTTGTTTCTTTTTATTTTGCTGAGACAAAATATTTTTAACTCGTTTGTCTACACTGGGAACTTTCTTAGGCGCGCTACTTCTTTTCATTGCACCACCTTGCATTTGTTTTTTCATACCAGCTCTGTTCATGAATTATTCCTGGGGTTGTTCTGAATCTGCAGGGGTTTCCGCTGGAGCTTCCTCCACTTTGACCGCGTCGCCACCTATCTTGACAGTCGGTGCTGTCATTACAATTTCCTCTGTGAGTTTCATGGTAAGATTATACCATATCATTATTTGCTTGACAAGGGTCAAAAAACGTGGTATTATTCGCGCACTACAGGAGATAATTATGGGTAAAACAATAGCAAAAACTATACTGGTTGACGCGCTGAATGCGGTCATCAGAAACAAAGGCAATAAAGCGGCGGCTTCTAGAGAGCTAGGAATCCCGCGCACTACTCTCATCGAGAGAATTGAACAAGCACAACTGCAGGGTGTTAAACCCACATTGGTGCCCCCCGACGCTGAGGCGGCATTGATTGAACAGCAGTATGCACACGACGCTGAAGTGCGTGATCTAAAAAGACAGGTGGATTTACTAGCGAAAGAAAATCTATCTCACCAAAAACTAAAAGATAGTTTACTCAAGGCAGAGAAGCATGAAGTTAAACCACCTAAATGGTTAACAAAGAATACCCCTGCCAAGGGGGCACCTGGTGTGCCAACGATATTCCTCTCAGACTTTCACTGGGGTGAGGTGGTATACAAAGAAGCGGTCAATGGTATCAATGAATATGATAGAACGATTGCTTTGAGAAGATTCAAGAACGTAATTAATACAACTATAGACCTATGCACTAACCATATGGTTAATCCTAAATATCCTGGGATTATCTGTGCGTTAGGCGGCGATATGATCTCGGGTGATATTCACGACGAGCTAGCTGAGAGTAATGATGGCTCTAATATTGAGCATGTCCTAGACTTACTAGACAATCTAACATGGGCACTGGGTAAATTCGCGGATGTATTTGGTAAAGTATTTGTGCCTTGTACATTTGGTAATCACTCGCGTACATATAAACAATATCGTCACAAGCAAGCCGCGAAAACCAACTACGATTGGATGTTATACAACCTGTTGGCTAGACATTTTAAAAATGACAAGCGAATCCAATTCCAAATACCTACAGGATTTGATACCGTATATAAAGTATATGGTGTTAATTACTTACTGACACATGGGGATCGTCTCGGAGTGTCGGGGGGCACGGGAATTGTGGGGATGCTTGGTCCTATTGCTCGTGGTGTACAGAAGATAAAGCAAGAATATCACAATCAAAATAAAACAATTGACTATGTAATCATGGGGCACTACCATCAGTACATATCTTTAAAAGGTTGTATCGTAAATGGCTCAACAAAAGGATATGATGAGTATGCCTACTCAAATAGATTCACATCCGAGAGACCTCAACAGGCTCTATGGTTTACCCACCCAGAATACGGTGTGACTTTTCAAGTACCTGTAGTAGTTGACGAGCCTATCAAAAAGAAATCTAAAGACTGGATTTCTTGGGCTAGTTAGGGTTAGCGGAGAGTAAGCCCTTATTGAGTAGTTGATAGTCATAAAGATTAGCGCCTATTTCGTAAGGGCTTCCGCTTGAGATTCTGAATTTTGTATTTAAATCCTTTGCAGCTTCTTGCATTAATCTATACACGTCTGGTACAAATTTTAACCCAGGTTTTAGATTTTGATTTAGTTTTAGCAAGTCATCTCGTATTTCTTTTTCTGTCTTTGCTAGTTCGAGCAGAGCTTTTTGGTCTTTATTTTTAACTGCTACCATGTATTCTCTGTAGTAATTTTTTATTCTAGTGTTAAATCTTGAACGTATTGTAGATGTAACACCACCATTGACCTGCTCTAAATATAATAAGTTTTGTGCTTTGGTTATATCTGTTGGGTTAAAACCAATACTCTTTAAGAATGCTTCATACATATTAGGATCATCTATTAATAAAGTACCACGGCTAGAGAAGATAGGTCCACCAGTAAAGTAGTCTTTAGATGCGGCAAAATTTTTAATGAATGTAGGTAAAGCATTGGACACTATTTTAGCGGCATCTCCGAAATCTATTTGGCTTAATCCGCCCGCTTGATTTATAGTGTTAACAATATTTCTAGCGTTACCAAATATTAAACTTCCGAAAGCACCGAGAGCTTCTTCACCCCTAGCTCCAGAATTAAAGCCTGCTAAATTTAATCCAGCTTTAAACTGTTGTACACCTGGTACGTTAAATCTAGTTCTACTTGCTAGATCAAAGTCTAACCACTTATTAACCAAACCATTTTCTAAAGCTTCAATAGCTCCTGCACCCCAACCATTCTCATCAAGATATCTTCTATATACTTGACGCCTGTCTGTTCTTAGCCCTGTAAATTGTCCGTATAAAAATTCAGCTAACCATGCTAGGTCATCAAAGAAAGGCACAGCAAATAATCCACCTGTCATAGTTATCATAGCTAAACTTTTTGCAGCCATCTCCTTACCAATAAGACCTCGCTGAAACATATTTCTATAAAGCTGACTTAACATCTGTGCAACATAAGTATTAAATAAAAATATTACAGCACCAGGTCCACGCATAATTTGCGGTCTTTCTGTTTTACCATACACACCAAAGTCTTCCATAATAACTTGTTGCATTATTATTCTAGGACTTGTTTCGTTATTATTTAATTGTACGTTATATCTATAGTTAGAATCATGGCTAAAATATTTATCAGCTTTCTTTAAAGCTTTAGGATTATTCTTGAGTAATCTGTACGTAGCGATTGCAGCGCTTAAACGTGACATAGTTTCGAATGATGCAAACAAACCACCCATTACAGAATTTTCTGCAGTACGTATAGTGTTTCTAATTCTATTAGTGCTTGTATAATTTGATTGATCAGTAGGCATACCAGTTTCTTTAAATGCTGAACCAGGTTTTAAAATACCATTAGCTACATCCGCTATCAGTTCTTGCACATCAGCAGGCATTTCAGAGAAGTCTACAAATATATCTTGCAGTTGTCTATTTTTAAATTTTTCTGTTGTAGGCAATGCCATCATTCTTCGTACATCATTTAAAGCTTTCATCAATTCTTTAAGAGCCGCTGGTGTGTTAGAGAATGTAGATAATTTACTAAATACAAACTGAGGTATACTCATTGTTTGTAGTAAAGCAGAAGATATATTACCACCTAAGTACCACCAGAATCCTAGTCTTCTAGCTAATGCAAATTCTTGATGAGGACTGTCTGAATATTCATACCATCTCCCGACAGCTTCTTTTAAATTTTGTTTGTCGCTTTGTTTCACGTCATTCAGCATTCGCAACTCAGTAGTTTTATATCTATTTTTACCTGCAAATCCTGCGGATACAGTTAAGTATTGAGTAATTGCTCTGCCAAAGTCTGTACTAAATCCTGGCACACCACCTTGTTCTTTACGTGGTTGTAAGAACACACCATATCCTCTAACATCTGCACCTACTTTTTTATTAATTAAAGTATCTAATTCTTTTCTAACATTAATATAATTGTTAGCATTTAAATCTGATAAGAATTGTGCAATCGAATCCATGTGCCCTAAGTCCGCAGCAACACCTTTTCTTAAATTATCTATATCTACTTTCTCTGTAGCAAAACTTCCAATATCTAAATTAGGATATTTATCTTGTAATTGTTTTCTTACATCCCCTTCCTCATCTAAAAACTTAGTTCCGAATTTACCTTTATTAAACATACGGTATTCAAGAAGATTACCATCAGCATCTTTTACTGCAATAAAATAGTTACCGTATCTTTGTAATGGGATATAGTCACTTTGTTTAAATCTTTTATATATAGCTAACTCTTTTAATAAAGCATTAAGTCCTGTACCTGCTTGTCTTGTATTTAAAATAGAACCATCGGGCGCTCTTTCTATAATGTCTTTACTTAGTACTTGGGAAACAGCACCAGCTAATTCTCTGCTGTATCTACCGCTTGGTTGTAGATATGTAGAAGGATCATTAAGAGCATCAACAATAAACTTTAATTCGTCATACTCTATGTTTTCCATTTGATCTTGGTTATAACTTAACACAGGTGTAGTATTACCACCAATAGTTACTTCTGCTAAATCTGGTCTATTAACTTTAAGAACATTAATAGCAAACTCAACCATGGGTTTAATATTTTCGTTAGCCATCAAGCCTCTTATTATTTCTTTATTAGCTGTCTGTAAAACTTCTTGTACATCCATATAAGCTTGGGCAGCATCACCTTCTAGAATTACAACATCTCCCGCTTTAACCGTGCTCCCCGCTCCTTTACCGTCTTGCTTAGCTACAAAAGTAATTCGACCGCCTTCTGATATTGGTCTATCGGGTGTGTATCTTCCTTCAACTTGTGATGATATCTCTAAAGCTTTAGTAATATTTATATTTGTTTGGGTATCCCGCATGGCAGGAATAAAATTATCATTCAACTTCTTTTGAAATTCAAATTGTAATCTTGTTGAGAACTGTTCTCTTTGTTGTACAGTTTGATACAGCGGTGTAAAGATAGGATTATTAGCTGACCATATTCTTATGTGGGAGAATATTTTATTGAGCTTACCCATGTCTTCCATCTGTTGATCTTCAGTTCTATTAGAACCTTCCATATGTAATTGGTTATAATCTTGTATCAACTTATCCACAATACGTATAGATTCGTTTTCTTGTTGTCTATTTAATTCAGGGAATTTATCTTTATCGGAATCTATTGCAGATGGATCTTGTCCCATACTAACAGATGCTCTAAATATTGGACTACCTAAATCAGCAACAGCAGAAAACTCTGAGCTATTTATTAGTTGGCTACCGTCAAAAGCGATATAAGAATCACGAGGACCTCCATCAATTTCTGATGCTTCACCCATATTAAGATAAACAATACCATCGTAACCCTTTTTCTTTATCTCTTTAACAATTATTCTATCATGGGCTTGTTCTATTTTTAATTTGTATTCTCTATCTATATTTCTTGCAGCAGACGCTGCATCATAAATGTCATCAAATTGTTCAGCAGTCTTGGATCTAACTTTAACTTTCTCTTCGTTAAATTTTCTAGTAGCCTTATTCATTTCAAGAATTATTCTTCTGTATTCATCAGCAGTAAATATTCGCTGCTCTAATAAATCAAAATTTTGTACATTACTTATTCCACCTGTGTCTATAATAGCCTCGCCTTTAGCAATACTGTATGACATTTTAGATCGCTCAAATAATCTTGATCTACTCATATCAGGTTTAACGGTAAGATGAGATAATACTGTAGGCGCATCCCATGAACCCAAGTCTCTCATTCTTAATGGATTTTTAATATCCACAAATAATTCTTTCATATATTTTTTAGGACCTGTTCTATTATTTAGTAGAACTTTAGCGGCTTCTAGTGTACCTACATGGAAATAAAAATCTTTATACTTAGAAAATGTTTTAAACTCTTCTGTTGTACCATGATACATCACAGATGGTGATTTAGATAACGCTACATTTTGCGCAGTCAAACCTTGTGTAAATAAATTACTAATTAAACCTATTGTCTCTTGCCTTTTCTCTAAAGTATTCTCAGATAATAAATTACTTAAAGCATTTACAGCGTCTCTTTGTAAAGGAGTTGTGAATGTATTTCTTACATTATTAATAGCTTCAGTTAATTGTACATTAGCTACAGCAGGTAAAGTGTTATCAAAGTTCAAGTAATCTATATCAGCTAATAAATTTCTAATATCTGTAATCAATGCTTCCATAGCTATTATATTATCTGCTTCAGGTAAACCAGTAGCATTACCATCGCCAGCCAAGTTGTTAATGTATTGAACTAATTTAGATGTGGCTAAGGATAGCTCACTTGAAGGCATTTGATTTATTATCTCATCTATCTGAGGTTTTACGAATGGGCTATTTAAAAGAATATTCGCGGCTTGGTTTTGCGTACCAGTCCCTACCATCCCTATATTTTCTGGCGTGCCCCCTTTAACTGTAGAAGTTTCTAAACGCTTACGTAATTCTTTTATCTTCATACGCGCTTTGTATGCGGCATTTCTATAAGACAAGTCTAAAGAATCTTGTATTTCTACATCATACTTTCTTTTCTTTACATTACCTAAATCAACTTCTTCAAATATTTTGTTAGCATTATAGTAATTATTATTTAATAATACATTTGATAGAGCATTGATATAAGCTTTCAATCTGTACAAGAGTGTCGCAATAACGCCACGTGGTTGATACTTATTAGCTAGGTAAGCGGCAAATGCATTAGCAATAGCTTCTTCTTCTAGTTGTTCTTGTGTTAGTTTCTCATAACCAGGTCGACCACTAATGTCGTATTGTTTAATCCAATACTTTCGGGCGGCTTCTTTTAATGTAGCAGTTTCTTCTTTAGTAAAAAATCCGTTGACCATTAAAGCGTGCATGGTTTCATGATGTAGTGTAAATAATCTAGGGTCTTGTTTAAGTTCTACAGAAAAAGGCTCGTTAGCTTTTGCACTAACAATAATTTTATTTTGTGGTATTATTTGTGGAACAACTAGCACAGCTTGTTCAAAAGGTACACCACTGTTTAATACAGAAGCCATAGTTCTCATACGTGTAGCCGCATCTACAGTAGCAAAGTCAATTAAGAATCCACCATTAAGAGCTTCACCTGAATTAGCTAAGAACTCATCTACTACTTTTAAATCTGTAGCACCTAAGCCCATTAATCTTTGTAATTCATTTACTAACTGCTGTCTTAATTTAGGTAAGTCCCCTTTAAATTCGTCAAGCATTTTAGGACTTGGTCCTTGTAAAGACCACATCATCGTAGTTTCTTTTTCAAACTTAGGTATAGTTTTACCTAATACATCTTGAGTAATCTTTTTAATTTCAGGCGAAGACATAGATACTTTAGCTAAATCATTTAAAGTAAATACATCATCTGCACCTAAACTAATTAACAAAGTATCAAAGTCAGATTTGTCCTGTAATATATTGTTAAGTCTTTTATTTAAATCATTTAAAGCAGCCTCTTTAGCTGCGGCTTCAATAAACGGATTGTTAGTTGTGCCTTCAATAGCTTGTTCTACACCACGCAATTCTGCAGGTAAATCTTTTATTTGATTAATTTGTTTATCTCTAAACAAATAACCTTTACCAGTAACCATGGCTTTTAATTGATTATATCTATTCTTTAAAGGCTTGTTAGATAGATTGTATAAAGAATTTAAATATCTAATTCTATCTTGAATTACTTTTCTTTGATTAGGATCTGTGGTTTGTGCCAGCTCATTATTAGAATTTAATATATCTTTTTCATATGCCGCCTTAGTATATTTTAGAGGAGCTACAGAATATCCTGCTCCTTTCAATTCGTCTTTCGACAAAGGGGGCACGACAGTTTCGCCAGTGCGGTATTTGTTTACTACCTCTACAGGTTGGAACGCGACTTTATTTTTTACAATATCTTCAAGCAGTTCTCGCCCACGGGTCTTGCCGCGTTTTCCTTTAGCCACATCAGCTTGTAACGAATCTATTTTAGCAATACCTTCAGGTCCTCTGTAGTAATTTAATTTTTCTAAGTCAGCGCGTAAGTCATCTATATAATTTGTTTCATCTGAATCCAGAGACATAATATCATCAGCAGCGTTTTTATCTTTTTTTATATCATTTAAAACTTTTTTAGGAAAACCTCTTTGACTTAATCTACGCTCAGCAGCATTAACTGAATTTTTATTATGAGATACAAAAGTTTCTGGCTCATCTTTAGCTTCAACTTCTGCAGGTTTATTTGGTTTATTTGGATTAAAGTCTACAACATAAGAAGCTGTGGGTGCATTCTTTTTAAGAGCTTCATCAAAAGACATTCCTTTGCGCATGTCTGCTTGGATAGCATCAGCTTGCTCTTGTGTAACTCCGACTAACTTTCTTTTTTCTTTTTGAGCTTGTTGGGATGGAGTAACAGTAGGACCTTCAGGAATTGCTTCTTCTATTACTTCTGTTTTTTCTACGGGTTTGGGTTCTTCATAAATGTTAATTAAATTTGGAGCTTCTTTTGCTGGAATAGTTATGCTAGGTATATCGTTAGGTTTATCTGAAGTATTTAATAACGTGACATGTTTCTCACCATCTATATCTGTAGTGCCTAATACTACAAATGTTGGAGTTATAGGATTACCTTCGCTGTCAATTAATATGTTTCCATCTTTGTCTTTTAAATTAGTTACGTTACTTAATGTAACTTTTTTATCTCTATATGGTTCTACTTCAGGATCATTAAAATTAGTAGAAGAAATAGATTTAGATTGTCCATCAAACTTTCTAGATGTTTCATACGCTTGCTTAGCTTTAGAACCAGCAATAATACTCGTAGGACCACCAAATAAAAAACCACCTGCGAATCCCATGTAACCTGCTTCACGTAAATTCTTTTGTATTTGTTTATCAGCAAATACTGTGGATAACTCTTGGGGTAAATCTCTTAGATCATCAACTCTTTCAGCAGCCCCTGCAGTTTCTACAATAGAATCTTGTGTAATTTCAGCTGTGGCTTCAAGGACACCTGACTTTACACCACCTTTAACAAATCTTTTAGCCCATCCATCTACAACTTCTGATCCTAATTTTTTTGTCATTGTTCCTGTAAAGAATCTAGATGGGGCACCTAGGACAGATTCTACTGCACCAAATACCGAACCACCTGCTAATGTGTATACTAGGTTAGGATCATCAGTTTCTTCTAGTTGTTTTCCATATACTAAAGGATAACCAAAAGCTGCTGAGTTTGCTACAGCTTGTCCTAATACAGGAGCAATTCTACCCCCTGTAAAATATGTAGCAACTGCAGCTACTACAGCAGGAATGGCTGATGCAGTAATCATACCGCCACCATATTGTAAATAGTCTATAAAGTCTCCAAGCTTTCCTTCATCTCCTGAAGTAAATATATCTTCTAAACTTTGTTCATAGTATTTAACTTCACCTTCTGGGGTAGTAAAAAATTGTTTAGCTGCGGAATCTAGTTGGTATTGTCTAATAACTCTATTGGCTTCTGCTTGCATTTCTTCATTGCCAATAAAGTCTGCTACCATTGCTTTGGCTGTAGGATAAACTTGTTTTAATATTCCAAAGATAGGCTCAGCACCTCTTTTAAAATCCCCTTTTTCTTCCATTGTGGGTGCTTCAATTTTACGCGCGGCTGGTCTTTCACTGGTTGGGACACCAGGTAAATATAAATAACCTTGATTAAATATTCTAGCAGCTAACTCGTCAGACTGTAGATATTTTTCTACATCTTCTGGTGAAGCGTCTTTAGGTATTTTTATAAGGGGAGCGTTTGGGTCGTCTGATATTCTGTGAAGATTAAACTCGGATTCTTGAGGAATTGGCGTGCCCCCTTGAGCGGAGACAGCAGCATTAATATCTTGTTCAGTTCTATATTGATCTACTAATGCTTGTAAGTCTTTTAATTCTGCCATGTTCCTTTACACTTTCGTGTATTCAAAAGGCTTGCGCCTCTTTAGTTTTATGCGCCAGTATTGAAACTATCAATAATGGCGGGACCACCTGTACCTCCAGCGCCGCCAGTTGCATCAGGTGTAATACCAGATTGTTTTAAATATTGATTTAAAAGTGCATCTGTGTATCTTTGTAAATTCTCATCTCCTGTTTGTGAACCAAACATACTTAACATTACTAAGTCTGAGGGACTCATCAAATCTCTATCTCCTTCAGCAATATAGTCCATATATTGAGTATATGCTTTATTGTAAGCGTCACTTCCAGGTTTACCTCCAGATTGTTTTAACGCATACGCGTCTGCTTCTCTCATTAAATCTGTACCTTTTAACTTTTCTTTTATTGTAGCTTGTGTTAAGATATTTGATAGTGCTGTAGCAGCGGCAGACTTATCTGCTTCTTTTTGTGTCTTAGCTGCTTCAATTGCTCCAGGAAATAATCCTTCACCTTTCATTAAGCGTGAACCTAAATCTAATAAGAAGTCGTCTTTAGCTAAAAGTTTATTCATGATTCTATCTATTTTAGATGGAGGCTTTGGTTTCTTTTTTAATACAATATCAGGACCATCTGGCTTTTCTCCTTTAACTGGAGTTTTAGATATAATGTTTTCTTCTAAATTTGCACCAGGTGCTTCTTCTATTTCTACTTCTCTAAATTCATCACCTATGCCTAATGCTTTTTTGATTTGCTCAAATTGCTCTTTGTCTTTTTCGTTAGCTTTTTTTATAAAATCTTTCATGGTTACTTTAGTGTCACCTTTACCAGGAGCAGATGTATCTTTATTCTTTTCAGCTTGTACTTCTTTAATTATAGACTTAATATACTTATCTCCACTTTCACCAAATCCAGCAACACCACCTTGAACATCCTCTTTAGATCCGCCAAGACCATAGAATATACTATCTAATATAGGATTATCTCTCAAAGCCCCTATACCTAGGATGTCATATAAATCCCTGTCTTTACCTAAAAATTTATCTATATCTTTTTCTACTGATTCTAAATCAATACCTTCTGTTTTAATCGGATTAAAGGGTTTAGACATATCATCAATTCCAGGTTTAACTCCTTTAGTGTCTTTAGCAAATAATAAATCATCTATTTCTTTAGATAATTTAGGGTTACCTAAAAGAGACTGGGGTAAATTAAAATCATCATCTAACTTAATAGTCATTGACCCATCATCATTATATTGTATAGCCATTATCCGTTAAAAAACCCCGTAATATCACTCCAACCTAAACCCAGATTTCCTGCCGCACCTAACGCGCCAATACCTGCGCCCGCTATTTGTGAGAAAATACTTGGTTGTGGTGGAGGTGTTCCTATTGTTGTTGTGGTTGAACCATATGGCACTCCACGTAAAATGTTTGAATAGAATCCAAGCTGTGTCTTTGGGTAATCTCTTTCTGCTAAGAATGTTTGATATCCTAAGTCTAATGCTTGCTGATCCATTGATCTTTGTAAACCACCGAGACCCATCTGTTGTCTAATGTCTGCTTGAGCTAATGTATCTGCAATTGTTGCTTGTTGTCCCATACCTACAGCAGAAGCTAGCTGTTGTTTTCTTTGTTGCTGTGCCGCATTTAACGCTGTTTGATATGCTTGTGATTGTGCTTGTGTATAGATGTCACCAATACCTTGTTGTAAATTTCTTTGACGCTCTGCTTCTAAGATAGCTTGACGTGAACCACCGAATGCACCTGCTTGTGCCGCCTGTGCTCTTTGCTGTTGTGCTTGAATATCAGAACGACGAGTGAGTTCTCGCGCCGCAACATCCGCCACATTCGAG